TCGTGAGAACTGGAGCCCTGATTATGAAACGGAGAGCACAGATGACAGTAGTGAAGCGTGACGGATCAAAGTTTTTCAATGGGTACACATGGCACGCCTCCGTCGTTGTCGGAGCGGACGTATGGCCGCCGTTTGTCCCAAGTGTCGAATACCAGTGGGATGGCGTGGGAAAACCGACACAGACGGGTCGGTATGCTCTGCTGTCGGTGGACGACCTGATGATGTCGCAACGCGAGCAACTGTTCATGCAACGAACCATCGGGTCGGGTGACCACCGGGTTTGCACCAGACGCGAGCACGACGCCCGTAAGTGGTTTCTGGACGCCAACCTGTATGTGAACGCCAACGTCCCTGAGAGGCTGTTAGATGGCGTCGAGAGCCCCTTCTAAGGGGAACCTGGCGCGGCTGGCAGCCTACGGGTTGTCGCCTGCGACCATTGCGACCGTTTTCGACCTTGACGTCGACCGTGTCCGTAAAGCCATTGCCGACGTAGGCATCGGTGACGAAGCCGTCCGTGCCGACGACGAGTTGCGGGTCGGCGTACAACGGGTCGCATGGAGGGTCATTGAAGAAACGCTGCTGATGCTCGACGAGGGGTCCCCGCAGGTCAAGCAGAAACTCATCACGAACCTGTTCGCAAAAATGATGGGAATGCTCGAATCCGAATCCGTTGACCAACTTGCCGGACTGCGGGAAGAACTTTCCGCTCTGGTAAGCGAAGTCGGCGAAACCCCCGACCTGTCCCAAAAGCCGCAGGCAGACGTCGAAGACGACAAACCGGTATGAACTTCGAACCCTTCGTCAGCCGGTTGACGATCAGAACCAAGCAACAGAACGTCCAGAAACTGGAACTCAACTGGGCCCAGTCAGAGGTCGTGGACGCCGTCAACGACCTCTACAACAAGGGACGACCAGCGCGCGTCATCGTTCTCAAAGCCCGCCAGTTGGGGATTTCGACCGTTTCTGAAGCACTCATGTTCGCATACGTCATGTTGCACGAACACTCGTATGGACTCGTCATCGCACACGAGATCGACGCCTCCGAATACCTGCTCAACATGACCAAGTTGTATTGGGAGACGTTCCCGTTCAAGAGCCTCTACACGACAAAGTACATTTCGCGGAAAGAACTGGCGTGGGAGGAAACCGGGTCGAGTATCCGTATCGCCACGGCAAAAAACATGCGTGCCGGTCGATCCCGCACCGTGAACGCACTCCACGGGTCAGAAGTCGCGTTCTGGGACCATACGGCCGAGATGATGCTCGGATTGCGGCAAACAATCCCGAACAGCGCCAAATCCATGATTCTGCTCGAATCGACCGCCAACGGGGTCGGCAACTGGTTTTACGACGCTTGGCACGCCGCTGTCGACGGCGACAGCGACTATGTGCCCCTGTTCTTCCCGTGGTGGCGACACGACGAGTACACAGCGTCACACGCCAACCTGAAGTACGAACACCTGACCAACTTGGACAGCGAAGAAAAGACGCTGCACAAGATGGGTGTCGACGACGACCACCTCATATGGAGACGATGGGCGATCCGCAACCTCGCCGACGCGAACGTAGAACGGTTCATGCAGGAATACCCGGCAACGGCAGAAGAAGCATTCATCGCCTCCGGTACGAACGTGTTTCCCGTCGACTCGCTCAAACTTGTGTACGAACGCAAAGACGGCGTCAAAGGGTATCTGCGACGCGAAGGCAACACCGTCCAGTTCCTACCCGACAGGCACGGCCCGCTCACGATCTTCAGGAAGCCATCCCGCGACCTGTCGTGGGGGGTGTACTTCATTGGCGCAGACCCGACACACACCACGATGGGCGACAACGCTTGTGCACAGGTCATCAACAGACGCACCTACGAACAGGTTGCGACATGGAACGGCAAAATCGACCCGATGACATTCGCAGAAGAACTCGCCAAACTCGGCGCGTACTACAACCATGCGACGATCTCCACCGAGATCGAAGGACCCGGCTACGCGACCATTGGCCGCCTCGTCGAAATCGACTACCCGTACATTTGGCGTAACCGCTGGGCCGACAAGTCCCCCGGCAAGATCGCCGAGACGATGGGCTGGTCGACGACATGGAAGCGGAAGGAATGGGCAATCGGCTGGTTGATAAAACTCATGGCCGACCGGGACATGACGATCCACGATCCGAAAACCTACGACGAGATGCGAACATACGTCACGTTGCCGAACGGCGGGTACGGCCCCGCCGACCGGGAAGGGCACGACGACTGCGTCATGGCGATGGCGATTGCCTGCATCTGCGCGTCGACCGAAGGACCCGTGAAAGCCTACTCAGGGCCGATAAGTGAAGAAGCACGAGACGAACTACCAATCACCGCACCGTGGGAAGATTGGGCAGAGACTAGGGTATGATCGAGCGCGGGGTGGCCCGGCCGTCTCCTCTCCTCCACCCACGACCCGGCCGCCCCGCCCTCACTATGCAACGAACACCCCTCAACCGTGTCAGCAAGAAACGGCAGAAACTTCTTCGCCAACGGTCGGCGTTCCGCAAAGACATACTCGCAGCAAACCCGTACTGTGTCGTCTGTCACGACCGGTGGGCCTCAGACGTCCACGAGCCGCTCACACGCGCACGAGGAGGCTCTATCCTTGACCCCGACAACGCTTTGGGTGTGTGTCGGGGCTGTCACGACTGGATACACAACCATCCCGAAGAAGCAACCAAACGAGGACTACTGAGGAGCCAACATGACTGACCCGATCATCGACCCGACGATTGACCACGAAACGTGGTGGAAGAAACGGGAGAAGGCCCTGCTCGAACGCGACGACTTCACCGAATACGGCGACCCGGAGTTGCGGACAGGCGAATGCTTCTTCTGCGGCCGGATGTACGCCTGTGAGTGCTGATGCCCGTCTACCTGTACCGGTGCGCTGCGTGCCTTACAAACGGAGAAAGGTGGCAGGCCATAAAGGAGGCCCACCTCGTTGTCTGCCCTGAGTGTCACGAACCGGAACTACGCAGGGTGTACTCGTTCAACCTTGCGACCGTGATGCACGAACACTTCGACTACACCGTCGGCAAAGTCATCAGCGACAGGAAACAGTTCGTCTCGGAACTAAAGCAGAAATCGGAGGAGGCGACAGAACGCACCGGCATCCCCCACAACTACGTCCCCGTGGACCTGGGTGACAAAGACGGACTGAACGTCACGGAGGAGGGCATGGATAGTACGATAAGGCGCAAGACCGAACAAGGTGAACGGGAAGTCAAGAAATGGCTGTAAAGGCTGATCGCAAAGAAGTCGCTCAAGACGACGACACACAGGTCGCAGGCCGAATCCGGTCGCTCTACCAGCACGCGCGTGAAGCAATGGCGCCCCGCCACGAACGGTGGCGCAAAGCGCACCGGCTGATCCACAACCGTGGCTGGTCAAACTCGCGCGACCCGTGGATGCCGTCCCCGTCCGCATCAGAGGTTTACCCGATCATCTCGGCCCTCGTCGGCTGGATGACTGACCAGCGCGTCAGGTTCCAAGTCGTCCCGTCGACCGACCCTCACTCGCAGTACGCCAACTTCCAGCAAGACCTGTCGGCCGACCTTGAAACCCTCCTCGACTCTCTGTGGGTCAACTACAACTTTGAAGCAGAGGTAGAGAAGGTTCTGTTCGACGCATTCGTGTACGGAACAGGGTTCTTCAAATGTATCTACGACCCCGGTATCGACGGCGGAGCCGGAAACGCGATCATGCGACGCTGTGACCCGTTCAGCCTCTACATAGACCCGGCGGCGACGTCTCTCAACGACGCGAACTACATCATCGAAGCCCGCGAACTGTCCCTCATCGAGTTTGATCGCCGATTCCCCGGCCAAGGCGCTGTCGTAGAATCCGAAACGCAAGGCACGTCCGACCTCCCGTCGCGGGACGGAGCAGGGGGAGGCAGGCAACCGATGGCGAACCCGGGTGCCCACTCTGGAGGCACAGGCACCGTACCCCCCGTCTACGGCAAACCTGGGCAGGGACGATCCCGGTACGAAGACAGCCGCTACCACGACGGCTCCGTTGTCGTCTACGAAGCGTGGCTGCGCGAAAACACACTGTTCACCCCCGACAAAGACGACGACGAGCAGGAACCGTTCAACGTCACCGAATGGCGGTGCGTCATCACCACCGGATCGCATGTGCTGATGAACGAACGCGCCATCGACATGTGGGAGCACGGACTCCACCCCTACGTCCAGTACGTCACCCACGACATGGGCGACCTGTTCGGCATCTCTCTCGTCGACCACCTTGCCGATCCACAAATGGCGATCAACCGGCTTCTCGCAGCCCTGCAACAACACGCAGAACTCGTCTCCAATCCGATCTTCATTGAAGACTCACGGTCCGGTATCCCTCGGGCGAAAATCGTCAACAAGCCGGGACAGCGGATAACCAAGGGTGCAGGGTCCGAAGCGGGGTGGATGGTTCCACC